CGTAGACGGCTTTATTTGGCCGGGATTGATCTGAATGATCAGTCCACGAATCAACGCCTGAGTCGTAGTTTGGATAATGCGACTATTGACCTCTCAGCAGCTAGCGACAGTTTGGTTATGTCTGTGTGCTCTGAGATACTTGAACCGGAATGGTTCAGGGCAATCGAAGACCTAAGATGTGGCCAGACGCATATCAGTGGTGTTGGATTTGTTGAGTTGTCTAAAGTAGGTGGCATGGGGAATGGGTTCGTTTTTGAACTCGAGTCCCTGGTTTTTTACGCCATCTGCCTAGCAACATACGAACTCAATGAGTCATACGGTCCTGTTCCTGACGTTGAAGATGTGAGCGTGTACGGGGACGACATAATTGTCCACCGGAGCATCGCGCCAGATGTGATTAAAAATCTATCAGTACTGGGTTTCTCCGTTAATACCAATAAAACGCACTTCACCGGCCCCTTTAGGGAGTCGTGTGGAGCGCATTGGTACGACGGTCGCGATATCACACCTATAACGTACAAATACTTCAATAACGAAGTAGGAGATTGGAACCATTTACATAATACGCTACTCCAGTTGGAATTCCGCTTTTGTATCAACTTAGCGGATGAACGGCAAAAGTGCATAAGTACCCTGCGTCACAGGAGAAGCTTGACCTACGTGCCGACCGATTTCGGTTTGCGCGCTGGGATATGGGCTCCCTTTGATGTAGCACAGCCTCGCTTACAACCGAGAACGAGAAAGGGCAGGACGCCCTATTTCATCAACTGGTTCGAGGTAAGGTACTTTAAGCATACAATGGATTTGTATAGTGTTGACGAACGTGGAGGCCTTGATCTATGGTTGCGCAAAAATGCTTCACGCGCTTCCGTTGTTAGATATGAGGGCTTACAGTTAGTCACTGATGAACCGAAGACGACTTTTCCTAAAGGTCACCGTCGGTTTAATCAGACATGTAGTGGTAGGAAAGGCACGGAGAAGCTCCACGAGGGGCTTGTTCGTGAGTGGCCT